ATCCTAACACACCACCATTTAATGTAACACTATATTCTTTTCCTGATGTCAATTTAGAATAATCAAATTTCTGCATAGTTGTACTATTGACCTTTGGAGCTCCATCAATACAAATAAGATAACTATTTGCATTATCACAGGTAAATGTGTTTGTGACTAATGATCCTGTCCAGTCTTGAGTTTTATCTATAGTGTTGAAAATAAAAATATCACAACTATCACCAGCCTCTATAATTATAGACTTATCTAAATGACTTTTCGTAGATGTTAAAGCACCTTTAGTAAGACTAATTAGTGTAGTTTCAAAAGCGACACCCACTTTAGGAGAACCATCATACAAATAATAATATAATCCATAATTCTCTATCTTTGGGTGAATACCTACCCACCCAGAATCAACCTTAATATTACATAAGGCAAAATCATCTAACTTTATGTAAGAAGCTTCAGAGTTTAGATTATTATAATTCATAGTTCTACCTTTCTCGCAGATAAAGTTGTTTTGAATTTAGTGTCAACATCTCCTTGAATTACTTTACCAACTAAATCATCCATAGAAAATGATCCAGAAACACTTGTCGGAGTGTTGGCACTAATTATAGATAGTTTTTCATCTGCATTTTTAATCCTAGTTTGACCACTCTTTCTCATTAAATTACTTGCAAAAGCTTCAATAGTAGATGTATCATAATTACTATAATTAACACTCAAAGATGAACAATCCTCTATAGATGTTTGTGAATGTAATCTATTAAATTTAACTGAAATAGTTTTTGTATCTGATGAATGACTAATTATTTTAAAAATACCTTTCATTGTGAACACACGATCCAGTACTTGTATTTATATGTCATACATCTCTCTTAAAGTTGATTGATAATGAGATTCTAAATTGATCTGACATATTTCTAGTTACAAAATGATCAAGATAGCCAGGAAACATATAGTAAACACCCCTCTCAGGAGAAAATTTAGATGAATACGCACTATTATCATACTGATTTAACTTTGGTCTAAAAACAATACTACCAGATCCTTCAGGCACTTCAACGTATACAACTGCAGAAACATATGTGTCATTATGATTATGCATATTTGTACTCATATTTTTCTCATGTATGTGTCCCCAGTAATTTAAAGGACTAATCTTTTCTTTTGTAACTGCATAAAAATCTATCTTCAGTTGTTCTATAATTTCATTCACTACATGGTTAGGAGGACAAATTGAATCCTCAAAATATGTACTATCTACCTCACATTCAAATTTATTATGATAATTATCTAGAAGAATTTTAGACAAAGAATTCAAATCACAATTTACTTTGCCTTTTATCAAATCAATTTTAGCTATATTAATTAATTCTACATCCCTACTCATCATCTTGAAATACTGCCCATGTTGTGATCAGATATTTTGTGCCTCCTATGGGAGGATTACCTCTATGTGTATGAGTATACCCAGCAGGGAATATTAAAACCTCACCTTCTTTAGCTGATTCTCTACGATTTTGATATAAAAATTCAGTTTCACCACCTTCAAAATCATCATTCAAATATAATTGAAGTACAAATGCTCTATGAGAGTAAACTACACCTCCATTTTCAAAATGCCATACGTGAAATCCTCCACCAGCTGGTATCTTTTTGACTTTTAAACTATACACCAAAAATTTACATGTATTTAAGATACTAAAAGTATTTAAATATTCGTCTAGACATTTTTTAAACTTTGGCATGGTTTGTTCCGCAACAAAACTATATGCAGTCATGTCATATGAATGTGTCACGTTTAATGCCTTATTGTCTACCTCATGTAAGGCTCTCGTATCATGAGCTAATAGTTTATTTTTTTCAAAACCATCAATATAATTAACTAATTTTTTACAATCATCAGAGGAGAAGGCTCCTTTGTAACGTCTTATCAAATCATATTCAGTTGCCATCGGATCTTTCCTTCGCAGTTTTCCAGAAATAATTTTCTTCTGACCCTAGACCATCACGGTCATGGCCATTTTCGACTTGATAATAGATTGTTGATACCTTAAAATCAGGATCTTTTGGTTTTTCTGGTGTCAAACTATTATCATATATTCTCATTCTATTATTAGGATACAACGCAAACTGTCCGTTGTCAAGTTCAATTATATTATGACTCTTATGTTCTTGTGGTTCTTCACTTGTAGAACAATCTACATCATGTATGTTTTCATGATAATTATCTATTGTACAAACATATGTTCCTGTCTGATTTCCATAGTCTCTAGTCATAAGTTCAAAATGCATTGACCCTATGAATTGTTTATAAACTGATATGACTCCGTAATCCATTGCGTTCCAGAACTGTAAGTTATGTAACTCCATATCTGGTTCTGGTTTTTTTGGTGATGATAGAAAAGCACTGATAGGCAGTTTATCGTACATCGCTGCATACTCTGGCAGATATGTTTCAAAATAAAAAGCACGGCCTGGAATTGATTTCAACGCAACCCAATATCCTTCTACATATTCTCCATGGCCACTTTTATGATTTGTCAAATACTCCTTTCTTACCCACACCTTATATGCAGGCAAGTTACATATTAAAGTTGACATACTATAATTTTTTAGTTATTTATGATGGTTTGGTGGGCCAAGTTACAGAAGTCAAATCTAAATGATAACCAGAATTTAATTTTGGATCTGAAGTTGCAGGCAAATCTCTTAATGCCTGTCTGTATGTTTGCCACTTTGTTTTAGTTGCATCAGGCACATCAGGATTTTGTGTCCAATCAGTCTCTGACAATCTTTTATCTCTTTCCTCTCTTAAAAGTCTCATAGGTTCAGCAGCATCTAATTCTGCAATTTTATTGTTAATTTCAGTTTCAGTTGGAATTGTAAGTGAAGATGTATCTACACCCACCTTATGTGAGGCATTCAATATGCTTATATTTGCATATCCATATGGTTCTTCAACTTGAAAACTCACACCAGGCCTTAACGCATCAAAAGCCGATATTACATTATGTTTCATTATGGTGATACCTCCATGACAGTTATTGAACATCTACCATTATTTGTAGATCCCGATGGATCTCGATTAAACCATCCATCTCTATCACATCCTGTGGCTCTTGCAGTTACTTGATAAGTATATGTGGTTCCAGCGGTGCTACTTATACCAGTATCAAGATAGAAACCAGCAAACGTATCCACATCATGGTAGTTGTGAGAATAAGATCTATCAGTTCCAGTAATGTGTTCTACCACTTGTGAACCATTTCTTTTTAAACCCAAATCTCCATCACAAAACAGAAGTCCTGTATGATGAAGCGAAACTAAAAATTGACTACCAGCAAGTTTAGCTACGATAGAACAAGCAAATCCAGTTATATTAGTATGACTACCAAGATCAGTATAATGAGCAGCAGTAGTCCACCTGACATGATTCACTCTCACTATATTCATAGTTCCATCAACAGCCATTATGAAACCTCCGTAAGATTAAACTTGTATTTTTTACCATTACGTTTATTTATTAAGAACAGATCATCCTCACCTTCTTGAATTGTGTATGAGCCCCAAGTGCCGTCTACATCATTTGTACCACCTTCGTTAGATAAGTTAAGGTCATTGGTGTAGAGGTTTCTCCAACGTAATGATGATGTACCTAAATCAAAAGCGTTATTAGATATTGGGAGAAGATGACCCTCAATATGAACCCCAGAAAATGGATTACCTGACCCACCGTCAATAATGATACCTGTAGGCCAATCAAGTCTTAATTGTGAATAGTTACCTGACCAGTTTCCAGCCGTTCTATAAATTCCATAGTTTGCATTAGTATGCCAGAAAATACCAGCATGTTGCGATGCGTTATGACCAACAGTATGAGAATGATATGTACCATTAGCAGATAATGTAAGACCAACACCCCCTGCACCAAATGATGTAGAACCAGTAAAACGATTCCTACTTGTTCCACTTACAAATAGTTGATTATTAACTCTAGTGTTACTATCACCATTACCTACAGAAAATATTTCTGTAGCTCCTGATCTTTCTGGTGCATCACTATAAAATCTTGTGCCACCATAAGAACCTAATGCACCTATTTTAATTCCAGTATGGTATCCAATAACTAAATCAGGATAAGGGCTAGTCCATGAACCACCAGCTTGGTAAATCGCATAACTATCAGGAGGGGCAGCATTATTTGAATTTCCACCTACTCCATTAAATCTAAGAACTTGAACATTTAAAAAGCTATTTGTTGAATCATTTTGATCAGACCTTAAAAAACTACCAGCATTAAGACCATCTAAAGTATCAGCATCGAGGCCAGATCCAGAGCCATCATTTCCAGCGTGGAATACTTTATTAGTATTGAATGTTAAATTATTAGCTCCATTTCCAGCTATTACTAAACCTCCACTTGTCGTTCCTCCACCAAATATTCTTGTAACTCCATTATTACCGTTTCCATAACCAATATACATACCATCAGCCAAAGTAGTTGTATTAGGGTTATTCATAACCCTGGCTTGGAAATATATGTCGTTTGCAGATAAATTAAGTCCAGATCCACTTATAAAAGTAAGATTACCTCCAACATTATCAGCAGCATCAGACCTTAAGAAACTCGAACCTTGAACACCGTCTAAAGTATCAGCATCCAAGCCAGATCCAGAGCCATCATTTTCTGCTGTCCATATTGTGTTACCTCTCCATTTTAATCCTGTAGCAGAGCCACCAGTTATTTTAAATACATCAGCACCATTAACACCATTGTAAGCTCTTATATCGGTTGAACTTGCGTTTCCAGTATGACCATTTGGATAAAGATGTATATAGTTTTGAGTATTAGCATGAAATCTTTGGTAATAATGACCCGATAAAGTTAAGTGAGAACTAGTAAATGTTATTGCACCACTGGCAGTATCAGTTGCATCAGATCTTAATAAAGACCCTATAGATACGTTAGCTAAAGTTGCTGCATTAACACTTGTTAAAGAAGCACCAGAGCCACTAAATCCTCCATTTGCCGTTACCGATCCAGTAATAATGAGATTACCACTTTGATTTAATTGAAAATTATTTGCAGCTCCTTCATCTCTAAAAAATAAAGTACCTTTATGCTGAATATAAGAATTAGATCCATCAGACTGTATTTTTATTCCCCCTGTGTATTCTCCTGTCCAAGTACCTCCAGCAATACGAATGTCACTAGCAGCAGCAACAGTTACAGCACCAGCACCGCCATTAAATGTTGCGTCACCTGTAAAATCTGAAGTTCCAGCAACACTAAAGTTTGTGCTATTCAAAAGTTGTAAACTATCACTTCTCCATCTACCAGTAATTACTTGAGAACCAGCTTTGATATGTGCAAACTCAATAATACCATCTTCTGTGCCATTACTTGCATCTAGTATCTTACCTGTAATCTTTGCATAGTTTCTCTCTACACCTGTATCACTTTCTCCAGCAAACTTAATCTGTCCAAGATAATCTGCGTCGGCTGGTGA